ACAGTTACAGAGCCGGAAGCGGCTAAGAGATTACAAGAGGTGGTTGAAACATACGCAGACAAGCTCGCCAGAAAACTTACCTTTGAGCCAACCCCAAGTCAGACCACCGGTTTACTATCGGCGGCCTATAATCTTGGTGTGGGTGGGATTAGTAAAATTACTATCGCGTGTAATTCGGGCGAGTTTCAACGTGCTGCGGACATGCTTAGACTCTACGATCACGCTGGAGGTAAGCAACTCGCAGCTCTCACCAGACGAAGAGAAGCAGAAGCAGGACTATTGTGTAGATCCAGACCTGTGGTGGTGGATAATGAAATGAATAGGGGCGAACCACGCACTCAGTATGCTAGAGTTGTACACCTGGTAGAGCAAGACGTATCAATTGATAAGTGGGTACAGGTGGCGAAAGAAGCTTATGAAGCACGCAGTAGTGTGACGGCATCCTATGACGACGCAGGTATCGGTGATCTAGATGATCGCACAGTTATATTACACGGCCAACACCCGGGTGCTGAAGAGTGGTTTGAGGAGCATTATCCCGGCGTAAAGGTGGTACGCGAAGAAAGCCCAGCCCCTATTGCACCACGGCCTGATATAGAGCAAACAAAGCATGCTCTATGGGGATTGCACGGGTCAGCAGATGCTTGCTGGGGCCATACTTCTGAAGCTGTACCTTCTATATTAGAGATGGCCAAGACAGCCCGTATACAAGCCTTCAAAGTTTTGTCTACAGAAAACCCTCATACAGTAGAGGTCATGCAAAAGATCAATCCAAATATGTTCTTTATGGTCCGGGCTATGTGGCAACCTGATGAGGACAACTGCACTACAGATGCATTCTTGAATGCTACATTAGACCATTGCCGGGCCTGGTATGACCAGGGTGTACGATTTTTTGAATTACATAACGAACCTAATCTTTTTTTAGAAGGATTAGGATTGTGTTGGTCCAATGGTGCAGAGTTTGCACAGTTGTTTTTGAATGCGGCCAGAGTATTCAGGCGCAAGATGCCTGAGATACAAATAGGGTGGCCCGGGTTATCCCCCGGACCAGATGTACCTAAAATACGGGCGGCTGCTTTACCATTTTACAAAGAAGCAGAAGATGCGGGTGCTCTTCAGGAGGCTGATTGGATAGGAGCCCATTGCTATTTTCAAACAGACTTAGAAAGTTTACTAAGAGATGGCGGACATTATTACCGCAATTATATTAGAGGGAATAAACCTATATTGATTACTGAGTTTTCTAATCCCTCTCCTAGTGTAGGCAAGGCCGAGAAGGCACATACCTATGTCGATTATGTGAAAAGTTTGGACCCGATAGTACATAGCTGTTATAGCTTTATTAGTACTGCGTCTTCAGGTTTTCCACACGAAACCTGGACTGATTCACCAATTGCGCAGATAGTAGGAGAAAGATCTTATGGAACAACAAATACTTGAACACGTCAATAGAATTAGAACGCATATAAAAGTGTTAAACCATTCATCAGAGCGCATGGCAGATGCGTTAGACGGCGTGGAGGACGAGGTGAAAGCATTATCAGAACGTGTAACATCAATAGAGGCTAACTTGGGCTGGCTCATGAAGCTCATCTGGATAATATTAGGAGGTATCATTATGATAGTATTTAGGATGTTCACACCCCCGGTATAACTTTGTATGGACAATTTATTACCAACATTAGAGCCGGCGGTATCGCCCGGCTGTTATTTCACGCGCCTAAATTACACGGCACAATGGGAACAGTACTTTTTATTGATTAGTGACATTCATTTTGATGCTAAAGGTTGTAATAGAAAACTAATCCGTAAACATTTGGAACAAGCTAAGGTGCGTAATGCACCTGTTTTTATATTCGGAGACCTGCTTGATTTGATGGGTGGAAAATTCGACCCCAGAAGTGCCAAGCATCAACTGCGTGCAGAGTATGCCGGCAGTGATGACTACCTCGGTAATGTATGTGAGGATGCCGCAGATTTTCTAGCACCTTATATTGATAACATAGCCCTGATCTCTCTTGGGAATCACGAGCATTCTTACCAAAAACACCACGAAATTTCTCCACTCACGATCGTATCCACTTACCTCAAAGCAAAGACAGGTACTGGTCCGATAGTAGGACCATACACAGGCTGGATACAATTCAAAATGAAGTACGCTAATGGTGGTAGACGTAAGACTATCAACATGAAATACCATCACGGTGTGGGAGGCAATGCACCTGTGACTAAGGGTGCTATTCAGAGTAACCGTTCTGCCGTCATGTGGCCCAATGCTGACATCATGGTACGTGGACATATACATAACAGGTTTGCAATGCACATGCCTGTAGAAACTATCAGTAGTCACGGCAGGATAATGACAGACCAAGAGCGCATCTATTTACAGACAGGCTGTTACGTATCAGATATAGAGGACGGTAACAGTTGGTCCAGCATGAGAGGTTTTGGAGTACCTGCTATGGGAGGCTACTGGCTCAGGCTATACAACGATAACCTGACTGATAATACTGTGAATGTACAGTACCAAGCGATACCTACTGACTAGTGAATCGTAAGGACCTGAAACGTAAGCTGTTTGATGAGCGTGACCGTTGCGACTGGTGTGATCACTGGTTGAATAACGAAGGTGACATGCACGAATGGCTTCTTAAGCGTAGTGCAGTTCCCAAAAGCAAGAAGAATAAAATATTTGATGAGCGTAACTGTTCGCTATTGCATCATCATTGCCATATGGAATTCGGCCAGACAAAAGCAATGAGAGAAAAGTTAGCTCCGATCTTTGTGTCTCGCTATGGTACAGAAAGTATGCTGGACTTTATAAACTCTTTATCTCTAAGATCTTCCCATGAATATATTGCTCTCATAGTAGATGCATTATGAGGTATAATTTTCGTAGGGGTTGAGTTCCACGGATGTACTATTATATAATTTAACTACCTCAACTCAACCCCACTTCTTAATAGCCCCTAATTATCAATGTGTTTTATTATATTGTATGGTAAAATACCGGCATGAATAATCAACATGTTTCAACAGAGTCGGACGAGAAGGTGACAGCTTCGTGGGTAGTCAATCGAGGTCTTCGTGAAATGATTGCTCAACGTGCAAAGGTAGAGGATAGATCAGAGTCCTCATTGATTAGACAAATCCTACGAGAACACTTCTCTCATTATAGATACCAGACTGGGCCAGTTGCATACCCATATATGCAACCTACTCAGAAGGTATAAACAACAACATACCTAAAAGGAGGTAAAGTATTATGCCTATAGTTAAGAAGTCAAATACTGGCTTTGTTGCGCAAGCTTTGCAAGGCGCATCATCAATAGCCGATCCAATGTCAGAAACATGGGAAGCGAATCTTCCTGTGTCCGCAGTTTATCTCTGGACACATAATGGTAAGCCGGAGGCCAATGAAGGAGTGCCTCGTCACGGTGGCTTTGCCGCTTCAGCCGAGGCAGTAGATGAATTGTTGTCTACTGAGGATATAGTGGTTCCCAGTGATTGGGAACATAAAAATTTACATGGGAGAGAGGGTGCATATGGGGCATACCTTACCCGAAAAGTAATAGTAGCACCTATAGGGTTCAGGTTACGTTGGCTGGACCAGACAGGTGGATATCAAACACAGTTTGATAGAGATAATGGGTTCACACGCCGACATGTACAGGTACTATCTGGCTTAGGTTACTTAGACGATGCTACCCCAAAGTTTGCTGGCTACTGTGTGCTCACCGCTAAAGGATATCAAGCGGGTAATCTCATGGATTCACTGCGTGACTTTTATAATGCCATTGGTCCTGCTCGAAGGGCTGCTGGTGCAGACAATGGTATAGCTCAGTGTGCTTTCTGGCATAGCATTGGTACTTTTGGTGACGAGCCAGAGTACGATCAAGTAGGATCATCTGCAAAGAGTGTTATCACACCACTACGGCCACACCCTCTCTATTTAGGTGGTGATGAAATCACAGAGGAACGTCTTAAAGTTATTTTCGTAGGTCGTGAGAACTACGAAAGCTTTACTAAGGTTGCTGAAGGTGCAGAGGAATGGTTGAAGGCATGGAATCAAGGATCTGATGATACTGATACTACAATACTAGATGAACCAGTGTTCGCTACTTCAGAAGAGGTTGTGAATACACTTTTCTAGTGGTGCCTGAAATTACTGACCAATACATCGAGGATGTTGGGGGGCGTAAGTACTTTACTATGCTTCCTAATCTCCTTGATGATGTTGGATTATCCCCTTATGCTTTTCGTTTATTAGTACACTATTACAGAGTGTGTGGTGGCAACAGCACTTGCTATGAAGGTGTGCGTACTACAGCTAAACGTACTTGTATGAGTGTAGGTAAGGTAAGCGAGGGTCGAAGGGAGTTAGAAAAAGACGGTTGGATAAGGTTACGAGCAGAGCAATTCCAGAATAGGCCTGCACCCACGTTAGTCGTAAGCATACAAGATCGCTGGAAAGAGAACATGGAGCAGTATGAGAATGGTTCTCCCTCAGTCAAGGCTAAAGCTAAGAAAAAAAAAGCAAAGCCCAAAGTTACCGACGCAGAGCAAGCAATCAAAAAACGTACAGTTGGTATCAAAGATGCTTACGTGGAATTATTGGGGTATGGCCCCAAATGGTATCAAGGAGAAGGTAAAGCTGCACGTCTTATTGCTGAGAAGTACAGTGTCTCGCAGTTCAAGCAAGCTTATAAGTATTATAAGAGCCAAAAGTTTTGGCAAGACAAGAAGCTAAGTCTAAGATTTCTGGTACAACAAATGCCAGAATGGGAGAAGAAAAATGCAACAGCAAAAGCAGGACATCATACCTCATCAGATATTGGTGACTTCCTTGCCGGAGTTACCAGTTGACTTTAGTGTCTTCGATCACTTCGATGTAACATGGCATCCTAAATGCCAAGAAGCGAAGGCCAAAGTGTATGCATGGATTGAATCCCTCATAGAAGGAGAGCCTGGGGGGATTGTGTTATGGAGTAAGAACTATGGATGTGGTAAGACACACCTAGCCCAAGCCGCATACAGGGCTTTAGGTGCTGTACCTACCCCGCCTTATGGTTTTAGAAAACATGGAGAGTTTATAACCTCTGAGGAGTTTTTTCAGTCAATACGAGACAGTTACGCACATGGATCTCCGACTCAATTGTTCAAAGATTGGGAGCAGTCTCCTTATTTGATAATGGATGACTTTGGAAAAGAGTATGCTGCCAATATGGAGTGGGCTCGAGAACAATTTTATAAGCTAATGAATCGTATCCACGAACACAAAAGTTTCTTGTTGACTAGTAATCTCACACCTGCTGAACTAGGAGAGAGGATAGGTGGAGCTTCTATGTCTAGACTAATTGGTATGTGCGGTCAAGATGGCTTCGTAGATATGTCGGATATACCTGACTACAGGGTGAAAAATCATGGGAAAAATAGAAGAGTTGGGACGCAAGCGACAACAGTCACATGGAAAGCAGGGAACACATCGCCTCTTTAAAGATCCCAATGCGGAAAATGTAGTTGGGGTGGCGGGCGAATTTGCATTCGCAAACGAGTTTGGTTTTACTATAGATGAAGATGACCTATGGCAACGGCCTTGGGGTGATGGTGGAGTAGACTTTGAACTGGCTAATGGGATCACTATAGATGTAAAGTGTGCTCGCAAGCCAGTTTTTCTTTTGGTAAAAGAAACTGATATAGAACAGGTAGCTGATGTCCTAGTGCTAGGTAAATTCATTGATGTTGATACAATCAAGTGGGTTGGTTGGACACTTGGTAAGATAATGAAGCATGCTATCATGAAAGATTTCGGATATCGTATCCGTAGCTATGCGTTACCAGCCAAGGATCTAACATCAATGGACAGATTGAAACTGTTCTTAGAAAAGAATGGGCACTATGATTGTGGGCTTGACTTAGGAGATATATGGTTATGAATAATGAAGCACTGACACTGACACCAGCACAACTAATACCAGATAGTTACCTCGAGCTATTGCAACAGGTCAGGGGCTTAGGAGACGTGGAGTTCTGGTCAATTGGAGACATTGCTACTTCATTGGAAGATGAAGCATCTGATAACCCTAAGAAGAAGAGGGCGGTACGGCAGGCAATAGCAGATGTAAGTGGTGTATTGCCAGATACAGTGCTGAGGTACAAGAATTGTGCAGAGTTCTTTCCAGTGCAGGTACGTGAAGAATATGTTACCCTTACTAGGTATCATTTCAGAGCAGCACGTTCTGCAGGTAGTTTAGATGCCGCAAAATCGTGGTTGACAAAAGCGGTAGAGAGCGCGGATAATTATGGAGGAGTACCTATGCCAGTAAGAACACTGATCGCACTTATAGCTGACGCAAGAGATCGTAAGGACAAAGTGAAATCTCAGAAGCGGCAGTTTGCCAACAATATGAAGCGTGCCGAATCAGCTTTGGACAAAGCCATTAGTATAGGAGGCCAGTTAGAGATTGGTCGTGCTTGCCAAGACTCTTTGTTCATTGCATTAGCTGCTGTGCAAGATACCACTACTGAGTGTAGCAATGAGTAAAAGCAAACTAGAAGACGAACTACTAGCGCAACTAAAGCTTCTCAAGGTTAAGAAGCCGGTAAGAGAGTATCGCTTTAGTAATGCTAGGAGGTTTAGGTTTGACTTTGCCTGGCCTAAAGAGAAGGTAGCATGTGAGGTACAGGGAGGCATATGGGTAGGAGGCAGGCATAATCGTGGCAAAGGCTATGAGAATGACTGTGACAAACTAAATCTAAGCCAGCTTGAAGGATGGTTGTTACTTTATGTCACCACCACTCACATTGCAAGGGGTGATGCAGTAGAACTAATTCGTAAAGCATTAAAGGTTCGACTACAATGATAGTGATGTAGTATAATTACATCACATAATTCGGAGGAATTATAAGATGAAGAATGGCTGGAAGACAACTGAGTTTTGGGTATCTGTAAGTGCTCTAGCAGCGGGAGTGATTGCTTCTTCTCAGGGCTTTCTACCTCCAGAGGCCGCTGCTTGGGCAGGAGCTATAATTGCAGGGCTTTACGCATTCAGTAGAGGTCTTGCTAAACAAGGGCAATAGCCGTATAATATACACATCACCTCCTTAGTAGTGGAGAGCACAGGTTTTTCTCCTTTCCTCCTGAGCTTCTCCAATTTGTAACATAGGGGAGGCTATGAAAGTAGCCTCCCCTAATTTTTATTCCACTATTATTACATCAACTATATACGACCCTGATGGTGAGAATTTATCACGTACAATACCCACCCCTTCTCCGTCTGGTACCCAGATTGGATCACGCTGTAAGATGTCAAGCCTCACACTACCGTCATACTCAATGGTATAAACAGCCCCACCACGATCGATACACAGGAAGGTATTCTTGAGCGCAGGGATGTAGAAGTTCGTACCAAGCGGGTACTCACTAGGACAGGCAACTGTTGCATATTTCTCGTGCCACCACGACCATGGATGCCATCTCCCCGAGCCATCAGTGAGCCACGATGTACACTCACCGTTGACCACGTTATCTGGGTGACAGTTAGGTCCAAGATTCGGTGGCCAATAGTAGCTCAAACGAGCTTGGAGTGGTGGTTCTGCGGTAGGTTCGGGTGTCGGTGGTACTGGTGTGTTTATTTGTACGTCTATGTATGGGTTGATTAGTGTGGCTTCAGCTACTGGTGGCTCTACTTCATACGACCTAAAGGTATTCCATACCACAATGCCTGTTACAAAACCAGCCATCATGGATAGGGCAATCATAATTATTGTTACTTCACGTCTTGATAACATAACTAACCTCCTTGTTAGTTCATATAGATATGCCACAGATTCATGTACTCACATTCTGTGACATGCTTCATTGCTTCTTCCATTAGTATATCCATGTCTGTTGAGTCACACTCGAAGGGAGGCCACCCAGATAATACAAATGCAGGCGGCATCTCTATTGGGAAGCGGTCTTCTACTATCACAAAGTTTGTATTGTATACTGTACTTGCTATATAGTATTTCATACGAAGATCTTTCTCTCTAGGTCTACCTCTAACGGTGTGTGTGATGGCACTCCCTGACAAAAACTACCATGTGACCATCGTAGGTCACGTCTAATCTTTCTTACACCTGCTGCTACTTGTTCTATCTGTATCTTGTTGGGAGTAGCTAGGTAATATGATGCACCAGCATCTTGTTTGCGTACCACTAAAGGTTCTCCCGAATGATACACTAAGAAGGTATCTCCTACTGCTATACCAGCACGTAGTAATGTGTATGTAAGGTCATCTCTATCGCTTTGATCTCTTAAGAGTTTAGTCTTTTTTCTCTTGGCTGATGCCCATGTTAGCCGTCTTTGTTTTATCCTTGCTTTTTGTTTTTGGTTTTTAGGAAGCCTATTGAATATTTCACTGAGACTTAGGGTCACGCCAGCCCAAGGCCATCCGCTTTGGTTGTTACCATACACATTGCCAACATACACTAGGTTATACTTCTTTCCGCCATATGCATTATTATTATCCTGTCTACGCTTAGGTGATTTTACAACTTGTTGTGCTTTCATTCGCTAACCTCATCATGCAATACTGTATTTAGATCTGGACACATACTGTCATTTATATTGAACATTTCGTTGTGGATATCACGCCTCCACTGGTCTGCCTTACTGAATGGTAGTAGCTTGCATTCTCGAATGCAGTAGCAGTACGTCCATACAGTACCTAACCTTTGACCAGACGGATAGTAATCCGCCTGGTCTTTAGGTGTTTTATTCTGTTTCTTTTTCCTGCGTTTCGTAGTCATCGTCTAGTATAGGTTTCTCGTAGCCGTCATCGCCTTCGTAAGCCACCCAATCTACGTACTCAGCCTGCTCTACAGCCTTGAGGACACGCTTGACCAGTACATCCTTATCTAGATGTGTGGTGTTGATTGTAGCTATTACTTTCTGATTGAAAGTTCTAATCTGTATTGATGCCATAGGGTGTCAGTTAATCCTCCTCTAGGCTCTCGCCTGCATATAGTATGTCACGATGCAGTGCACCTACTAGTGTCTCAACATCTACTAGCTTATGTAGTGCAGCTTGTAACTCTGATGCAATGATAAAAGCCCGCCCTGATGCTACAGTTTCCTCTCCATCTGGATATAGATTAGCCTTAGCATTCTTGATCATATGCTGTGCATTCCATAGTATTGTTTTGATCTTCGTAACTTCTGCTTGATATAGTTCAGTCATGATGTTGCTCCTTGCGTGTAGACCAAGGAGAAGTTATAGCTTTGGTAAGTACGGCATATGAAAGTTCACCATCAGTATCATATACTTCTATTGGTTCAGCCTTGCTTACACTGGCACAGTATGCTACTCGGTAGCTATCGTATGTCCACCACCCATGCTTGTCCTTCTCACCTTTCATGTTACCGTTGTAGTCATCCCAGTAGTGATCCATGAATTTGTTTTCCGCATAATCTTCTACCTCAGCTATACTACTGGCGTATACATAGCGTATATCTTTTGTTTCTAATTCACCTTCTCTCCACCAAATCTCCATCTGATATATTTCTTTCATCCTTGCACCTCCTTATCTTTCTCAAGTTTGTCAAACTTACCCTGTAATTTTTTAGTGATTTGTTTTTTTAGTTTCTCATTCATCTCATCACTAAGACCTATAACTTCAAAGTGGTCATCCCAGAAATCGTGTCCGTCTTTGTTATCTTTTTGGTCACTCATACTACCTCCTTTACACTAGCTAGTATTTCACAGTATCCATGCCCACCTTCAATGAGAACATAATCACAGTAGTCCCCATTGTGATGCAACATAGGACAGGAGCATGCTTCGTTCTCATAGTTTTCGGTAGTATCAAAGTTTTGGTATGGACAATCCAACAATTCCTCTGTAGGTTGTTCACCACACCGTCTATCAAACTCAGCCTCCTCCTTTGAGGAGGCTAGGTCTAGAAATTCTAGTACAAACTTATTCTTGTGATCCTTTTTTGTAACAGTCATTG